GACCTGGTCGCTGTTGCAAACGCTGATTCATGAATACAAAAACGCCCGGTCTTATCTGGATGTACTGCGGCTGAAACTGGAACGGCAAGTTTCATTGCCGAACTTCGCCATCGCAACGCGCAGTGCCGAGCGAGTCACGCTAACGCCGCGGCCGGTCACGCAATTACGAGGCGTCGTAACTACACAGGTTGCCGCCAGCGCGATCACGCTCGAATACCTCACGATTTACCCGCGGCGCAGTACGCACCAGATCCTGATTGCCCGAATCCATACCCAGCCAATCGTGCTTGAAGTTGAGCGCAGCACCGTCACGCCCCGGCTGAACTGAAGGAGAACATCATGCCCGCCCAATACGATGCCATGGTCACTGCGACTGGCAGGGCCAAAATCGCCTCCGCACAAAGTGGTGGACCGCCATTGGCGCTGAGCCATCTGGTTGTCGGGGATGCCAATGGCGAAGGCTATGAACCAACAGACAGTCAATCCGAATTGCGCCACGAAGTCTGGCGCGGCGCACTCACTGAACTCACGACCGACATCGACAACCCGGATTGGATCATTGCCCGGAGCGTGATTCCACCTGCCGCCGGTGGATTCTGGGTTCGTGAGGTTGGTTTGCTGGATAGCGCTGGCGCTTTGATTGTCGTGGCTCGTTATGCCGATAGCTACAAACCGCTGCTAGCTGATGGTACGGCCAAGGAACTCGACATCGGGCTTGTCATGGCCATCAGTAATGCCAGCAATGTTGTGCTGCAGATTGACCCTTCCGTGGTCTTTGCCACGCGGCAGTTTGTCGAATCGCAATTAGCCGCGATCGGCAATGTCGGTGACATCAACTATGTCGAGACATTCGAATTGGAACTTGGCACACCAGGCTCCGATGGTGCCGGCGAAACGGTCGGCCCCGACATTGATTTCGTAGCCACCTTCAACAGCGTGATGGGTAGCACGAGTGGCGATACCAGTAACGACGGCGCCATTTCGTACTCGCATCGGCATACCCCGGATCAGATTGATGACCTCAGCACCGATCCTGCACTCACTTTTGAAAACGCTTTGCAATAGGAGCCACCATGGCACTCGATACCCAACTTCTCGCACTCGCCCAACGCATCGGCAGTGAACTCAAGGCGGTACGTACTGCCGCCGGCGATACCAATAGCCTCGCAACCACGGCCAAAACGCTGGTGGGTGCAATCAACGAGCTCAAGACCGCGATTGCGTCCGCACCCAGTATCAATGATGGCGGCACTTCAACGACAAGCACCTATTCGTCGAACAAGATTGTTGCCGAACTCACTACGCTCGAAAACAAGATCAAGAACGAAATTCTGGGTGGCGCCAGCTCAGCCTATGACACCTTGCTGGAAATTCAGCAGCAACTGCAGTCCGATGACACCGACATTGCAAACCTGCTCGCTGCACTTGGTAATCGCGTGCGCTTCGATGCTTCGCAAAGTCTGAATACCAGCCAGCAATCGCAGGCACGCAGCAACATTGCCGCAGCTGCCACCGCACACACGCATGCCATTTCCGAAGTCAGTGGTCTGCAAAATGTACTGGATGGCAAATCCAATGTCGGGCACACCCACAGCGCCAGCGACATGGGCGCTATCAGCGCAACGGCCGTGGGCAATACGGACACCGATTTCGTATCAGCTTTTGTCTCTGCACTTTCCTGATTTGAAAAAGGAACTCGATCATGGCTCTGTCCGATCGCATCAATGCGCTTGCCCAGCGCATTGCACAAGAAATCAAAACCAAGGCATCCAGCAACCACACGCACAGCCCAGCTTCGCTCGGTACAGTTCCGGGAACCGAGGTGTCCGGGCTGCCGTTCTGCGCGGACATACTTTCCAATACCTATGCCGGCAACCAATTACCCAAGGACAAGCCGATCCAGATTATCAGCGGCGTTGATCCCAGTGAATACGCCAGCGTTGGGCTGACCCGCACGTTTGCTGACCCTAGCAGCGGTTTTTTACAACAGCTGACTTTCCTAGCTTATGGGCCAGGGTTGGCTCAGGACGCAGGCTGGCTCGCCGCCGTCATGCGGCATCAATATGGGCCGGGCGAAAACGACTTCAAGGTGCTGCGGCTTATTTCTGACATTGAAGCGCAGCAGTACGCCAGGGGCTCGGGCAACCTCAGTAATCCTGATGCTTGGTGGTGGCGCTTCCCGAGCGGTCTTGTCGTCCAGTCCTGCAAATTGCCACACCAGAGCGGAGAGGATGGTTATGTCCCATTCCCGGTACGCTTCGGCACCACCTGCCTCTTTGCAATTCCGAGTGACGGCAAGATGACCTATCGCAATTCCGATGAGGGTATTGAGGAAGAGTTCCGGATTACCTACGCCATTAACAACACGGCGGCACAAGGGGTATGGCTTTCCACATCAATGCACAGCGACTGGTACGACCCGCAAACCCGCCACCAGAACTCGGATATTTGGAGCGGCACGCCAAGTGGCCGTTATCCGCAGATCCTTGCGATTGGCTATTAAAGGAAGTCACATGATCAAAGCTGAATTTGATGCGCTGGGCCTGCCGCTCAGTTTTTACGATGCCAGCCTCCACGGCGCCACGATCCCTGTTACTGCGATCGAAATTACTGAGCAGCAGTGGCAAGTATTTCTCAGCAATCCCGGGCAGCGGCGCTGGGTAGATGGGGCTGTCGCTCCAGTCATTCAAACCACCTCCAGTACCAAGGAGGCACCATGAGCACAGGCATGCAGGTGCTTTTCTACAAAGCCCGTGGCACGGTGCTTGATCGTTTGATCCGCTGGTGGACCGGCGGCCCATATAGTCATGTCGAACTGGTGCTGGCCGAACAGGAAGATGGCCGGCTACTGTGCGCCTCGGCCCACCCTCAGGATGGTGGAATCCGATTCCAACTGATTACCCCAGATCCGCAGGCATGGGATGCCATCCCGGTTGAAGGTAACGCGGCAACCGCACAAGCCTGGTTTGAAAAGCACTGCGGTGCCAAGTACGACTGGTTCGGCGTGTTTGGCTTTGTTTTGCGTCCAGCGCGTCAGGATGCACAGCGCTGGTTTTGCTCTGAAGCCATTGCCGCAGCGCTGGGCTTTACTGATCCATGGCGATTTGATCCGGCGACATTGTATGCAGTGTTGCGGAGCACGCCGCGCTGAACAGCACATTGAAATCAAGACCACCCAACGGCGCTTCGGCGCCGTTTTTTATTGCAGCGAGGACACGCCATGTCTTTCTTTCACGGGGTCACAGTCACCCTGATTGATACCGGGCCACGCCCGATTTCAACACCGACGAGTTCCATCATCGGCCTCGTCGATACGTTCATGCCGGATGAAAATCTGGCCACACCCCACAAACCAATCCTGCTGACTTCCTATCGTGAAGCCGTTAAAGCCTTCGGGGCCGGCAGCCAGATCGCAAAATCTGCCCGCGGCATCTATGCCCAGGCCTCGGCCGTCGTTGTAGCGATTGGTGTGCCGCATTCGGATGATAGTGCGGCACTGACCTCTGCACTTATTGGGGGCGTTACGGCTACGGGCCAACGCACAGGGCTTCAGGCATTACTGGATGGCAAAAGCATTCACAACGCACAACCCCGTCTGCTGGTCGCACCGGGCCACTCTGCAACTCGAGCGGTTGCGAGTGCCATGGATGGCTTAGCAGCCAAGCTGAAAGCCATCGCGATTGTTGATGGTCCCAATACGGATGACGAAGCTGCCATTGCCTATGCGCAAAACTTTGGTAGCAAGCGCATCTATTTAGTCGATCCCGGACTCAAGGTTTGGGACACCAGCGCCAATGCCACGGTACAGATTCCGGCATCCGCCTATGTGGCTGGCCTGTTTGCGCAGACCGACAAGGCTTATGGCTTCTGGGCTTCGCCGTCGAACAAGGAATTCACCGAGGTCACGGGTACCGGTCGGCCTATTGAGTTTCTGGATGGCGATGAAACTTGTCGCGCCAACTTGCTGAATAACGCACACATCACCACGATCATCCGCGATGGGGGCTATCGGCTGTGGGGTAATCGCACCTGTTCGGCAGATGCCAAATGGTCCTTTGTCACCCGGGTCCGTACGGTCGATATCGTGATGGATGCCATCCTCTATGGGCACAAGTGGGCGGTCGATCGCAGCATCACCAAGACCTATGTGAAAGATGTGACCGAGGGGCTGCAGGCCTTTATGCGCGATCTGAAAGCGCAAGGCGCGGTGATCAATTTTGAGGTTTTTCCTGATTCGGAACTCAATACCGCCAGCCAGCTAAGTGAAGGCCGTGTGTACTGGAACATTCGCTTCACCGATGTGCCACCCGCTGAAAATCCGACCTTCCGTGTCGAAGTGACCGATCAGTGGATTACCGAAGTGCTCGACATTTAAGGAGGCGGCATCGTGATTCCGCAAACGCTCTACAACTTCAATCTTTTCATTGATGGCACCAGCTTTGCCGGACTGGCGACACAGGTCACCCCGCCCAAACTCAAAATCAAAACTGACGATTACCGTGCCGGCGGCATGGATGCGCCAATAAAACTTGATCTGGGTATGGAGGCACTTGAAGCCGGTTTTACGCTGGGAAGTGCCGCCAAGGAAGCGTTGCAGTTCTTCGGGATTGCCGATCAGACCGGTTTTAACTGTGTTTTTCGCGGTGCGCTCAAAAACCAGAAAGGCGAAGTGGTTGCCGCGGTCATGACCTGCCGCGGCATGCTGACCGAACTGGATCAAGGGGACTGGAAACCTGGGGACAAGAGCGAATCGAAATACAGCATTGCGCTCAGCTACTACAAGTTCGAGCTTGATGGCGATGTGATCTACGAGATCGACCCGCTCAACTCGGTACGCATCGTTGATGGGGTCGACCAACTGGCCGCGATCCGCGCCGCAATCGGGGTTTGATCAGGCGTGGCGCTCAACAGTTGATTCGGCAGAAAGTTTGAGTCCCAGCGCCTTGATCACTTTAAGAACCGTATCGAAACGAGGCTTGGCACCTGGGGCAAACGCTTTATAAAGGCTTTCGCGCCCCAGTCCGGCATCCTTGGCTATCTGTGCCATACCGCGCGCTTTAGCGACATTGCCAATTGCTTGCAGCAACTCATCTGCATCCCCGTCAGCGATGACCTGCGTCAGGTATTCGGCAATGACCTCCTCGCTATCGAGGTACGCAGCCGGATCAAATTCAGTAATGACATGTTTCATGGCTCAGCACTCCTTGACCATTTGTTTTGCCAGACGGATGTCTCGCTCTTGGGATGACTTGTCGCCACCACATAGCAACAGAATCAGTAATTCACCGCGCCGAACAAAATACAGGCGATAACCCGGACCGACATCAATCCGCATTTCGGAAACACCATCTCCGATACTTTTAACATCCCCCAGTAGCCCACTGTGCGCACGCGTCAGTCGACGCAAGATCGCAACCTTGGCCTGCGCATCACGCAGATTAGAAAGCCACCGGGCAAAAGTGTCGGTTTGCTGGATCGTGTACATCAGTCAACAGTATCCGAATGGATACAAAATAGCAAGGATCTCTGTATGGACAGCATCACCATCAAACTCAACACCCCAGCACTTCTTAATGGCGTGCGTACCGATCAGATCACGCTGCGGGCACCGCTGGTACGCGATATGCGTCTGGCATCCCGGCAAGCGCCATCCGATGAAGAAGAACGCGAACTTGCGCTTTTTGCCAGTCTCGCGGGCGTTTCCACGTCGGACCTGGAGGGCTTGCGTTTCGCTGATTACACGCGAGTGCAGGATGCCTACTTTCGCCTGCTATCCGCAGGCAAAGCTCCAGCCGGAAATACTGGGGACGCTGATGCGCAGGCTGGCGCGTGAATGGCAATTTCCACCCTCTGAAATTGATGCCTTGGCGCTTGATGAGGCGTTTTGGTGGCTCGCGGGCGATGCGTAAATGTTGAACATCAACACGCATCGCCTTTTTGTTTCTGATTGAGGTAGCGCATGGCCAAGGGATTCGACATTGCATTGGGATTGGTTTTTACCGGCGCGGTCAGTGCCTCACTTGGCCGAGCCGTCTCCGAGACAAGATCCAAGGTCACAGGGCTACGCAATGAGGCGCAAAAAACCACGGCCTTCAAAGGTCTGATCGACGAAACCAGAAAACTCAAAACTGAACTCAAATCGGTAGAACGGCAATCACGCAAATTGGGGCTCGACCAGTATCGAAAGCTCAAAACGGATAGCCAGCAATTGGCTTCGTCGTGGGAAGCTGCCACTCGCAAGGTTGGCGGGCTTTCTCGCGAATTGGCCGCGCTCCAGCACAGCAAGCCATCTGCTGGCGTATTGTCGGGAATGCTCGCCGAGCTACCGGCGCTACAAAACGCAGCACTGCAAGCTAAAAACCAACTCGCAGCCAAGCAGGCGCAACTGCGCAGCTTGAAAA